TCCTTCTCAGACATCTCAGCAGCCTCCTTGTGGAAGGATACTCGTGCTGCGTTAACAACGCTTAAATCACTCCCACAACTGTCAATAAGGGTTACTTGAATTGGAGATGTCTTCATTTTTTAGGTGTCCACATTGGTAGAGGGAATTCAAGAACTATAGCTGTATTTATACAATTCCAGCAGATAGGAGGGGCATCGTCAATACTCCTCTTAACTATTGGATCATATTTGCAAGATGCACAAGATTTAACGTCTGTGTCTGTATTACTAGGAGAGTCTTTTGTCTTGTTCATTGAATTTAAAACTCTTAATTTCCTCTAGGGCTTCTTCATTCTTAATATCATATAAGATTTTCTTAGGCTTAATCCCAAAGGTCTTCCTCGGCTCCGCTGTCATCCCATATGGCATCGTTTTTTCTTGTTTTTTCTTTAGGGTCATCTCCATCCTCATCCAAGGGAACAAATATCTTTGAGTGCAGTTCAACCAGTTTTTCAGGGAACGCCATTATAAGGTCTTCCATACTAATTTCTAAGAATGTTGTTAAATCTTCTGGAGAATCAAATGCATCGTTGCAAAATTCCCACATATCCTCTAGTTTCTTATTGTATACATTTCTCATTAAATTTCCTTTCCAGGTATTCAATGCTTAGGAATAACTCATCAAATGATCCATCCTTCACATCATTAAGAATTACCAACCCTCTCCAGTGTCGATTCGATAGTTTATCCATATAATGCTCATCATGCAAGTAATAACTACCAGCAATGATAGAAATAACTGATTTACCATCTGCACGTTTACCATAAGCAACTTGCTTGCCCTGTTGATGACCAGCAATACAACTCATATGGAGTTTACTAATGATTGCAGCAGGTGAAGCAGCAGGTCGCCCCATAGCACCAACAGGCCAGAAATGATTAAACCCAACACCCTCAATGAAAACAGGAGAAAGGAAGGGATGTACTTCCCAATCCTTTTGATATTCCAGGTTTTCTGTACTGATAAGTCCCTCAAGCATAGGAGAATTATTAATGGCCCTATCAATTCGATGTTCATGGTTCCCTAGCAGCATCACCATACGGGGCTTATAAACCTTGTGCTTGGTGCGTTTCTGTGTGTCCTGAAGCTCCCTGAGAGGTGCTAGGAGGGCCTTCATAGCCTCCTTAGCAGTCTCAATGTCCTTCTTGTACCTTAGCCCTTCAAAGTACTTGCTACCCACCTTGTCGTGGCTGGATAGAGAGGGCATATCAGCAAAGTCACCAAGGTTGACAACAACATCTGGAAGGTAACGAACAATGGCCTTCCCTGCCCAAGTAAGGGGAGAGGGGTCATAACCTTCTTTGATTTGGCAATCAGGTATAACCAAAATCTTCACTTCCAATCCTTTCATCGTAAGTGCAATGGTAGTTATGTACCATAGCAATTGCATCAAGAAACTTTTCTAGATTCTTCTTTTCTTCTAGCGATTCCACTGAAAATAAGGGGAAATCCGCGTTTTCACCTCCAAGTACAGCAAGATTATATGTATTAGATATAGATTCATGTAAAGTTTTAAGAGTTTTACATAGCATTTTATCAAACTCATCATCATCAACCTCCAATTCAATTTTCATTTAGATACCTCCATAACTCTAGGAACATCTACAACCTTAACCAGGAATTCAGGCCCATTAGAATATAAAAATGTACGCATCTCAGGCCAGCATTGCTTCTTATACTGACAATATCCGCACGAGGTGCATAGTTTCATGTTCTTGCTTGTCTTACTCTGTGGCACAGGGTCGAGCCTTGGCAACTCTGTTATATCTGAGGTGACGGCTTTGACTGCTGCGTGTGCGCCAGATATGACTTTTTTCTTGTCCACAGTTATAGGATACCAACCTAGATGGCCTAACTCTTTTTGAATTGTTAGAAACCCAGCAGAAGTATGTCCTAATGCTACGGCATAGCCTCCCAGTTGGAGTGCATATCCAAAAGGATCGTCTACTAATCCATGTTTGAATTTTTCTTCCCCGTATTTGGTAGTGCTCTTTACATCCACCAACACGCCATCTATCACTGCGTCTATCTTTCCTGTTACTTTCCATCCATCATCCAATTCAAGTGTTGCCCTACCTTGGCGGCTAGTAACCTCATGCCCAGCACCCTCTGTGGCTGCAAGTACAAAGTCCTCAAGCATATTGCCATAGAAGAACTTGATTAACGTGTTCCCATCATGCTTCTCAGCAAGTTGTGGGTTGTTAAACCTATAGTGGAGTTTACGTGGGCAAGGATCACCAATCTCACTAAAGTACAACGTCTTTGGGGGACGTTCTTTAATGGTGTTTGACTTCGCGTACACCTCTCTCAAAGAAGATGTAAGGTCTAAAGAAGAAAAGCCCCAATAAGGAGCTTTTCCCTCTAGTGTGGTGTAAATATCACCAACTAAAGTATTTATATTCAAAGCGTTTCGCCCCCATCTGATACTAAGACTTGTCGTGCAACCAATTCCTTAATCACTACACCACCACGAGAGTTGACAACAGGCCCTTTGCCGTGTTGCTTATCGAACTTGTGCGAGTAGGAACCAGTAACATCAATCTCTGCCTTTGTGCCGTTACCAATAGCGTCAGAAGCAACATCATTACCTACATCATCCTTAAATTCCCAAGGATATAGACTCTTAGCGTTGAAGTAAAAGCCATATTCGGGCTTCTCTGGGTTTTTCTTTACCTTAATACCAAATTCCTCTTCTAACTTTGCTGCGGCCCTCTCAGATACGTTGCAAACAGTAAGTTTGTACTTTTTATTTGCTGGATCAAAGTTGGTGTTGAGGGTGACAGAATCGTTAACCCAGAAAATTTGTGCTTTTAGTTTCATAAAATCTTTCAAAAGTTTAATGTACGTCATACCAGTTTTTACCTACCTTGGCTTCAGCACCCACAGGGCATCTGAAGTTCAAAGTATTTCCTGCCTTAGCGGCACATTCTATTGCAATTTGTTTTACTATGTCAACATCTTTTTCTCCTACTTCAAACTCAATTTCATCATGGCTGTAGTTGATCTGCTTGTAGTCAATTCCACTACGCTGTAGACAATCATTCACCTCAATCATCCATTGCTTAGACACTATGGCCCCTGCACTCTGGAGAAGAGTGTTCATAGACGCGTGCGCCCATCTTACCCAAACCCTACGTCCATCCAAACCAGGAATGTGACCCTTCTCTGCAAGACGCCCCACCTTATCCTGAAGTGCCTTGAGGGCTGGTGTACTTTGCATGAAGGAATCAATCAGACGTTTTCCCTCTGTGGCCCCACCATTGACAATCGCACCAATCTTTCTAGGGCCAGCACCATAGAGAAGTGCATAAATAAATGTCTTTGCTTGTGCTCTGGAGTCAAGTCCTGCTGCTATTTTATTCTTTGTGTGAATGTCACCCTCAAGTAGTTCACGTTGGTATTCAGCATCTTGCATATAGTGGGCAAGACACCTCAATTCGATGCCTGATAGGTCAACACCCACAAGGGACTTCCCTGCTGGTGTAGTCCAGCATTGCCGCATCTCCTTGCCATAGGGAACATTCACCCCTGCAACCTGACTCATGTTGGGTTTGGAGTGCGTACAACGCCCTGTGACGGCCCCAATGGAGTTGACGTACCCATGCACCCTACCATCGTCTTCGACGGCTTCTAGCCAGTTTTTGATTTGGCTAATACGCTTTTGCAACATGAGGGATTCATTGACAAGTTTTGCTTCAGGAATGTCAACACCTTCAAGTGTTCCTTCATCAACAATCCACTTGCCGTTAGGAGTCTTCTCTTTAGGTTTCCAACCTAGTTCCACAAGACGTTCAGCAATGTGGTCACGGCTGTTGGGATTAAATTCCACAACCTTATCCTTGAGTTTCTTGCCTGTCTTTTCTGACACCCTCTCAATGACTTTAGGTTGCCACTTTTCCTGGAGTGTTTTCAGGATGAAGGCACTTCTGTCTTCCAATGTTGCAATTAGCATCAGAGCATGAGGCATATCCAGCATCCAGCCATTGCGTTGCTGTTTTGCCAAGATGGATGCAACCTTGTATTCCAACTCAATACTCTGGCTGGAAAAGCCTAAATAGGCCATTTCATAGACCAGCTTTTCATAAAGTTTTGCAAGCACAATAACATCTTGCTTGTTATATTCCACAAGGAGTGTTAAGTCAGGATTGTCCCAGCAGTCGGAATATTCCCCCTTGGGACATCCTAGACGCTTGCCCCATGCATCCAAAGAGTGCCCACCTTCTAGATCAGGTTTGTACAACCTTGAGAGAACTAAAGTGTCCTTCTGTGCCTCAAAAGGAATGTCAACACCCCAGACTTCTTTAAGTACATGGAAGTCAAAAGCAATTCCATTGTGGGCCACAAACTCATTTCCAGGAATTAGAGGAATGAGTGTTGAAGCATCAAAGTGAACAAAGGGTTCATCATGCCCAATTTGGGTTGTACAGCACCAAATATGGGTATGTTTGCTATTTGTCTCTATATCCAGAAATACCATGTTTTACTTTCTTTATCAAAGTGTCGTAAATTGATCTGGTTGTAGGGAGAAGCTGTTCTTCATGTATAAGGAATTCTCTAATCCTTTCCATGCGTCTATCCATCTCAGTCTTTAGGATTTTGTCTATGTTAATCTTCTTTGGCTGTGTCATAAAGACTCCTCCCATAGAGCAATGGGTGCTTCAATTGGAGCAACATTGAGAACACCCTTCTTCTTTCTTTCCTTTTTCTTAGGAATGAATTCAACAAGTGGTTGCCCTTCTTCTTGATAATGAATGTCATACCTAATTCCATCCATTGTGATGCCACCATAGTGACGGGCAATGCTTAGTTGTGAGTCTTGCCATCCATAGATTTTCTTTGGTTCAGTCATTTGATTTCCTTAAATATTTTTAATATAAGCATCCCATTGTACTGCCATTGCATTGGCAATCCCAGAAAAAGTTTTAGAACTTTCTTTGGCATTTTTACTTACACCAATACTATAAGACTGCCCTCTCTTTTTACCCCCAGTATTTGAAGGTAGATATGGTTTGTAATTTTCAATTACATTAGTATGCTTTAGTTGTGGCAAATTCTTTAACCATAGAAGTGTCCTTTTAGAATATGGATGCCCAAATTGATATGGTTGTAATACTTGTGATGGTGTAGGTAAATCAAATATTTTTAATGGTGTAGGATTTTCAACACAAATAAAAGGACAAGGATGATTTAAAAACATATTAAAGAATTCTTTTGCATCAATTCCTTTTTTATATCTTTCTTGATTTATTTGCCCTTTACTGTGTAACCATCTAGCACCTGCTTTAGAAAGATAGGTACAAGGTGGGTGTGCAATTATTAAATCCCACTCATCATGGATGATGTCCATAATGTCCCCTTCATAATGTTTTCCAGGTTTTTCTGTAGGGAAAATATCACAAGAGATCGCGTCATGCCCTAAAGCTGTAAACTCATCTCTTACTGTGCCACTTAATTCACAAGCAACTAAGACACGCATTTGATTTCCTTAAAGAATTCCATGTGCTTCTTCAATGGCCCTTGCAATGGTAAAGGCACTCATCTCATTGTGTGAGATGTGCTTGATTGCTTCAATGATTTCCCGGTCTGTAAGGGGGACAAACTTTTGTTTCACAAGGGCATCCCTTTGCTCTTTAATGCACTCTGGCCTATCACAATAATAACTACATGAATGGATATGATTCATAACACTTCCTCTGCTGGTTTAGGAACCTCAAACAACCTACCATTAGAACTATCGTATCGAAGATAAAACATCTCACCAGTGGCCTGACCAGTGTAACGATCCTTCAACACCCTGAAGGTGGTGGTCTGCCGGATGATAGGGTCGCTTGCTTGCTTGTCACGCTCTAGGCCAAACATATAGTGACTCCAACGGGCAATTGATCTGCTGCCCGTGAAGTCTCGCTCACGTACCCTAGCACCTTCCTCGTGACTCTTGCCATCTGTAGGGGTTGATAGGTGGCTAATGAAGTGAATGATGAGGCCATCACTCTGTGCCAATGATGCCATGTCTGCCATGAGTTTGTCTAGACTCCTGCGTTCATCATCTGCATCTGCTGTGAGGGCTGTTAGGTGATCCAGATAGATGATGCGTACACCAAGGGCACGTTTCATGTAACGAATCTTGGCCTTGATGACACTCCACTCCTTAGTTCCAAAGTGCTCAAACATCCAGAGTTTGTTCATTGTTTCAAGCCGTTCTATAGCATGAACATACTCAGTTTTAGTATGACCAGAACCAAGAATATGATAGAGTGCCCCATCAAGTTTACCAGCAATACGTGAGACTGTTTCTGTGACAGGTTGTTCCAAGTAGATAACACCCACAGATTCACCAAGAATCCCCATATCAAAAGCAATAGACTGAGTGAATACGTCAGTTTTTCCAATTCCAACTCCTGCACCAAAGCCATAAAGTTCACCCTCTCTGCGTCCATGCGTCAAAGTGGTGAGGGCATCAAAACACCAAGGAATTCCAGGTTTCTGTTCTGCAAGAAGACGTTCTTTAACGTCAGATACAGACACAATGCCCTCTGGCCTATACAACTCTGCCGCATTAAAAGCCGCAACAAACTTTGCACTAGATTGTTGCATCAGATAGTCATTGGCATCCTTGAATCCATTAGAGTGCTTGAGAATCTTAACTTTGTGCCCAAACAGCTCCACCAAAGAATCTGTGGCCTTCTGGCCTTGCTCATCACCATCAAGTGCCAGCACCACACTCTCAAAGGAGTCTAGCCATTCAAAGGCCTCTTGGCAGTCCTTTAGGGCACTTCCAGCCCCATTGCGTACAGACACACAGGCCACCTTGCCATGTAGCATCTGGTGCGCTGCTACAGCGTCAAATTCACCCTCTGTAATGAGTACAGTTTTACCACCAGAAGGGAATAGGTTTTGCCCAAACAACCCTTCACCCTTGCCATTAGGCCATGAAAACTTCTTATCATTAGTACGTAGTTTACTCTTACCATTTGGATAGGTAAAAGATACTCCATCTTCTGTACTCTGAATATTATAGGTACGAAGACTATCACTATTCAAACATCGATCTGATAACATGATTATTTTTTCTCTTTTAAGGGTTAAAGGCTTTTGATTATCAACACTAAAAGTGTTATTACAAGAAAAGCAATATGCACTATATCTTTCTCCTTCTAAATATAGAGAAC